TTATGCCCCTTGTGCTGACGGCCACCCGTGTTCAAGCATGTCGACCGTGTAGGTTCCTTCTGCCAGCGCTGTCAGCAATTGACACTCGCGGTCGAAGCTTGCTTGGACATGCGTGCGTACCGCAGTGGCGATGTCGATCAGTTGGGCTGCCGTGAGCTTGACCGGGCCGCTTAGCGCTTTCCAAACGCATGCGTAAGTCGGGTCGAGGACGGCTGACAGTGCCGCTGCGGTGATCAAGGCTTGGCTGTCACGATGGGTATCGATCCTGATGCCATTGACGGTTATGCCGGCGATTTCGTGCTGGTAGCGCACGGCGGCGATTTTTACGGCGTGGTCGATTGGTGCTGTAGGGTTGATCGTGAATCTCCCCTCCACGTACTGCATGCCTGGCAGCGTATCGCCAGGGCACGTAGTCCAAATGAGTGACGGGGGAAATCTGTCTTGCGGGTCGATGTCCGTCACTTCAGCCACTGTTGCGTTTTCTATTCGTGCCCACATGCTCATCACCATTGAATTGTGACCTGACCATCTGCGCCATCAGGGGCAGCGCTGCCTCCGCGTCCTGCCCCCCCGTGTCCCGGGGTTAATGGCTTACGGCTGTCGTCCCAAGAAAAATTTGATTCTCCACCGCCGCCTGCGCCCCCGTGGAAACTCGTATGGTTCGAATTACCAATAGCGTGACAGGCCGCTCCGATGGAGTGATTTTCGTCACCACCCCAGCCCTGCCCTCCATGGGGTGCTTTTCCATTGATCAGGCCGCCACCGCCACCCGAGGCGGCGACGGCTGTGCCAAATGACGAAGTGCCGCCCCCGGTGCCGGTCCCTCCGTCTACCAAGGCGCCAATGCCGCCTGCGCCCACCGTGACGGTTACCGAGGCTTTGCCGCTGAGGTCATGGAGTTTTCTAGCTATCCCACCGCCTGAGCCGCCGGAAGGACCTGGAAGTGTTGCAGATCGAGCGCCGCCGCCACCGCCGCCAATGACTTCCACCCAGACCTTGGTCACTCCTGAGGGCACGTCCCAGGTGTATATCCCCGGTTTGCTATAGACCGCTCTACCACGGAATGGGAACAGCTCGGCCAGCGTCCGTGGCGTCACTATGGTGCGGTTGTCGGTCCCTGATCGAACCTCGCTAGATGTGGCAATCTGCGCTATTCCAGCCCTGCTTGCGGTCGCTTGAACGACCTTGGCGCCGATCGCCTGGAAGACTCTGAGTGCATTCATCGGTTTGCCGGTATCGGCGCCTTTCTCTGCTTCACGCTGGCTGGCAAAGTCGATACCGGAGCCATCCAGAAATGAGTCGATTTTTTGCTTCAGCCAGCTCGTTCGGTTCGCCAGTTGTTTGCCCTGTTGATTGGAAACACCGTCGGGGCCGCCCACGACGGGATCGGAAGTTTCGAGCTGGTAGATACCAGACGCCCACTCTGGTGATTCGGGTAAGTTAGCCATTAGCTGCTCCCATGGTTGTATTTGCCGTCGTAGCACGCGACGGCGTTGTAACGGATGGCGACGGATTGATAGTCGAGCGATACCAGGCGACAGCGCGCCGGGGCGACGGATAGAAGCAGCCGGCGCAGGAGTACCGCCTGGTCGTTGGTGATGACGCGCTTGAGCACAACCCGGTACAACGGCCAGGCGGAAGACTCGGTGCTCGGTTGTGCGTGTAAGCCTTCTTGCAAGATGACGTCACCAAACCCCAACAAGCGAATGACCTCGCGGATCGCCCAGGGTGTGCCTTTGAAGCGGTGCAGCTCGCCTGCGCCTTTGATCAAGTTGCGTTTGGCTTCTTCGGATTCGGCCAGTTGCCAAGCGGCTTCGTCCAAGAGTGAGAACTGGTCGGCCAAGACCGGTAGCAACGCGGGTTTCACCAAGTCGATCAGGTAAACCAGCATTACATTGAGATCCAGCTCGGCCAGCGCTTGGTTTAGTAGCTCGCATAACAGCGCGAAGCGCTCATCACCGGCCAACGCCGGTGGTAGCGGCTGATCAGTCATGGACCACCCCGGCGTCAATTAGCTGAATGGCGGAACAGTTTGCCCACTCATGGCCCTGCAACTCGTGCAGGCTTGCCGGCAGCAATAGCTGGGCGCGGTACACCCCGGTCACTTGAAGCAATGCGGTGAGTTGTTCCGGGACCAGATCGCGGCCGAGACTGGCGCGGCATTCGGCGGCATAGGTCTGTGCGGCGGCTCTCGCGGCTGCCATGGAGGCACGGCGGTCTGCGTTGGCGTAGAAGGTAATGTTTGCCTTGATCTGATAGACGATCTCGACGGGTGATAGGACGTTAACCGTGTCGCACAGGGGGCGGAGTTTTTCGCCGCTGACCTGAGTTCCAACGCGTTGGAGTAGTTCCTCCGTTGGTAGACCGGCGGTGGTCAGCGGAAATAGCGCGACATGGCCGTCTGGCTGGCCCTCGTCTGGGCCCTGCACGGCGACGTCGATGATGGACTGGTGCACAGCCAACGTGTGGTAGCGATATGCGGCGCGGCTTCCCGCGTTACTGAAGGCTTCGGGGGCCAGGATGATGCGCTCGCGGTAGCGGTCGTCGTCTTCATCTTGGGCGCCGTGGGCGGTGACTGTTGTGTTGCTGGCGGTCAGGCCTGCTGCCGGCGAATGACCGAGGGCGCTGATCTGGCCGGTGGTCCAGCCGTTACCGTGTTCGCCGACGGTCAGGCAGGTGGCGGTGACGGTCACTTGGGTGGTGCCGGGGCTCAGGGTCACGTCTTGGTCGGTGATAAAGGTCAGCTTGGCGTCTTGGGTGCTGACCCGCGTGCCCATTGGGATCAGTAGCGGTTGTGTTGGTGCCGTGGGCAGGCTGAAGCGCAAGGTGCAACGGGCCGGTTTTGCCAGCAGTCGGGGCGTGGCGACCAGTTCGCCGAGGTAGTCGAGGATCGGACCACGGGCGAAGCGCACCAGCAGCTGTTCACCGGCGTGCTGGATGCTCATCTGTAGCTGAGACACGGCGTAGGCAATCTGGTCGATGTACAGCCTTTCGATTTGGGCGGGGTACAAGGTTTTGCCGGACTTCTGTTCATAGCGGGCGATCAGGTTCGCCTCGAGCTCTGCCGGGTCGATTTTGATGAATTCGGGTTTAGGCAGGTCGCGCATAAGGCACCTCGGTCAATTGGAGGGTCTGGCCGGCGATGCCCCACCGCACCTGCACGATGATCTGTTGCGCATCGATCAGGATGTGGACCTGGACTACCGAGATGCGTGGTTCCCAGCGTCGAATGGCATCGACCGCTTCGCGAACCAGGTGTGGGGTCACGCGGTTGGTGGGCCAGTCAAGGTACAGGTGCAAGTCGCTGCCGAATTCCGGCCGATGGGGATCGCTGCCTTTGGGGGTGGTCAGGATGATGCGAATGGATTGGTCGATGTCGCGCAAGCCCTCGACGACCTCGCCGGAGGTACCGAGGGTGGGCTGCCAATGGGCGGCGGTGATGTGGGAGTACGGGATGGGCTTGGTCATGGCGCCCATGGTGCGCAAGCCTGGCACTTACTGCTTTTAATCAGCTTTAAAGATGTTGTTCGCGCCGCCGATGAGGGAGTGTCTAGAAAATATCGAAGGGAGTCGCGTCAGTGTTTGGTATCTCGAAAAAAACGGTGCGCCAGTTAGTCAAAGAGTTCTGGGTCCCTTTCCTTGTTTCTTCCTTATGGACTGTTTATGCCGTTTGGGGACCGGCTGTCACAGTCAAGGATGTCATTTCGAATTTCGGATCATCGTTCTTTCTGGCCAGTTGGCTGACAGGCCAATTGTTCAGGGTACGAAAGCAGGCCGGTGTGGAGGAAAGCTTTGGGAGTGTCGAACAGCGCCTCAATCACTTAGTTGACGAGCTGGAAAGCAAAACTCAGAACATGATCAGCCATATCACTGGCGGCGACAGCTATATGCATTACTTCCCGGTCATTTTTGTAGGCTCAAAAATACTGTGGGTCGCTATCCACAAGGGACAGTATTCATTGCAACAAGTGAACGTCACCATTACCGATGTGGAAAAGCTAAAAGGTAGTTTCAAGGCGCAGGGTCTGTTGGACTTCACTTCCAAACACCAATTAGGTGATGTCCATTGTGGTATGACCCAAAAATTCGCTGACAACGAGGTTGGCGATCGAGATCGGTTCAGCTTCAAAATCGTCACGCATTCGCGAAATGGAAAGTTTGAACAAGAAACTCGATTTGCCAGAGTCAATGGTGCCATGCGTGTTGCCTCGCGTATCAGGGGTCTTTCAGGCGTCATACATGAAGAAATTCACCCCGAGTTCCCTGGGTACACAGAAGGAACGATAAGCTGGAATAAACCACACGTTAGTGTCGGTGACGAGCAGCCGAAAAATGTCGAGCTAGCGACCTAATGACTGTGGTGATTTGAGTTGCCTTCGGCATCCATAACGCTGCCGGCTGCACTGATATCGCCCTTCACCTGCAGGTCCCCGTTCAAGGTGACCTGCGCGATATCCAACGTCGCCGAAGACGCTTTCACCACCACGGGCCCACCTGCCTCAATCGTGATGTTCCTCCCGCACTTCAAAACCAACGCCCCTACGCAATCCAACGTCATCACCCCAGCCGCACGGTCATAAGCCGAAACCGTCCCATCACTGAACCGCACGTAATCCGTATCTGCCTCTATAACCGGTGGCGGCTCTGCTGTTGAATAGATCCCGCCCAGGTACACGCCACCGACCCCATCCGCATCGAGCAGCACCGCAACCTGCTCGCCCATTTCCGGCATGAGCGGTCGACGCTGTGTGCCCTGGGTGTTGCGCAGGGGAATATTGAGCCAATAGGTCTGCAGGCCGTCGCGGTCGTCGAGGCGAACACGAATGCGGCAGCTTGGGTAGTCGATGGCGCTGACTTCGCCGTAGGCCAGGTCGATGCTCATGATGTTTCCTCTTGGTGGGTGGTGCGGACGCGGCACAGGTGTTTGTGAACCGTGTAGCCGCCGGTACGGGTGATGCGGTGGTGGGATGATGTGATGAGGTAGCGCCCGCCAAGTTGCCCGGCCGCGGCCAGGGTGACGACGTTGCCGCTGACCAGGTTGGGCTTGCCCATGGTCGTCCAACTGCCGGTGGTGCGTTCGCGGTTGGCTTTAGTCAGCTCGGCAGCGGCTCTGGCTTTGGATGCTTCAATGGAGGTGCTGCGTTTGCGGCTTTTTTGTGTGTCGCCGCTGGTGGTGGTTTTGCTGGCGCTGCTGGGCGCGGCGACGGTTTCGCCGTTTTCGAGGGTGTAGGTGATTAGTTGTTTGTTGGCGGGGTCTTTATGTTTGAGCTCGACGGCTTGGGGGACGGTTTTGATTTGGTCGCGCAGGTTCACATGGCTTAGGTCTTGGAGCACCAACGTTGCCACTGGCGCGGCGTTGGACAATTCACTGATGGCGTGGAAGACCAAGCGCTGGCCGGTGATTTTGAAGGCGTAGTCGAATTCGGCGGCCAGGTCGCGCAAGAACGTCAGGTCGGCCTGTTGCTGGGTGAGACGGTCGAGTGGGATCGCTTGGATGTTGCCGATCAGTTGCAGGCCCTGGCGGGTGGCGATCTGCCGGGCGATGGCGGCCAGCGTGGTGTTTTCGTATGCGTGGTGGTGCGTGGTGCGCAGTGCCGTTTTGATACCGGTGGCCAGGCCATGGAGGGTGACGGTTGAGGGTGGGCAGTTGAGTTCGACTTCGTCGATTTCGAAGCGGCCGAGGTCGCGCAACGGCTGGCCTTCCCAGCCGATAGACAGAGACACGCTGTCGCCGTGGCCTGGGTACCATTGATCGCGCCACTTGCCTTGGGTGTCTTCCAGCTCGACCGCCAGGCTGTCTGCCTGACCGGTGAGGTAGTCGGTGTAAGACAGGGACAGCAGGTGCTGGCTGACGTTACGGGTGATGTTGTGCTGCTGGTAGGTCAGTACGAAGCGTGCGTTGGGCACCTGGTGAGGAATCATCGCATCCATGGCGGGAGGTCTTCTGTGGTGGGGAGCGGTTGCAGCATGGGAATGGCGAGCCTAAGCCCCGCGGGCAATACGGCGCTGATAGGCACATGGGGGTTGGCCTGAACGATCGGCAGATAGCGGTGGGCGTCGCCGTAATACCGCCAGGCCAACTGGTCCCAGCGTTCGCCCTCTGTCGTGATATGCGCGATGAACATCAGGCTCTCCGGGTCAAGACGTGTGCGGCCAAACCCGCCCATCGGGCGTTGGCAGCGTCCATGGTGCTGAGCGCCTGATCGAGGGCAGCGCCGGAGGCAGCAAAGCGATCGAGGATGTTGCCCAGGTCCACAGGGTTCAAACTGTTGCGTGCGCTTGTGACATGCCCCAGTACTTGCTCGCCCAGGTGTGATAAATCGACGGTGCTGTCGAGCGCCCCCGCGACGTGGGCCAACGCCTGCAACGGCTCGATGGTCCGCGCCGTGATGCCGAGTAGCTGCGGCACCTGGCCCAGAACCAGGGGGGCGTCACGGCTCTTGACCGCACGGTAAAGGTTCTGCCCGGCCCTGAGCAGATTGGCCGCCGCCGTTGCCTGAGCGACCACCTGCTGTGTGACGCTGGGCGAAGGTATCGGCCGCGTGATCAAACCGGGAGAACCGATGGTGGCGGCTGAAGTTCCGCGCAGGGTCGCGTCGAATAGGCCGGGGCGCGCGACGTTACGGCTGAAGGGGCCGGTGTACTCCGCCAGGTTGAGCTGCACGGTGGCGGCTTTGATCTGCCCGGCGGCCGTGGCGCGCCGCCAGGTGTTGCTGATGTACCGGATGACATACACCCCTAGATATTCACCACTGCCCATGACGAAGGCCAACGGCTGGTGTTGGCTTTTGGCTTGGTGCAACGCCTGTAGACGCGCTTGGGGATCGCCCAGCACGGGGTGTAACTCAATGGTCAGGTTGCATTCATCCAAGCCTTCGCCTATCCACTCCAACAGCGGCTTGCCCTGGATGCGCGCATGCTCGGCCCAATCGGATGAGCCGTTGTGTTCCATGCCGCTGATACCGCCTGCGACGGTGAATTCGATATCGCCCAAGATGGCAAACATTAGGCGGTGACCTCGTCGGCGGGGCCGTAACTGCGGCGGCGTTTGTCGTGCAGGTAGCGTTCCATCAACCGCACCCATTCGGCATAACTGGCGTGTAAGCCTTGGTTGATCTGGTCCATTCCGGCACCGCTGGGCAGGTTGATCTGAGGCGAGAAATGGAAGGTCATTGGGCCCGCGAATTCAGAACCCGCGACGGCTGACCTTCGGCCAGTGCCGCTCATCATGCTGGCCTGGGTCACCTGCGCGGGATTGGGCGGCGCCATATCCACCGCGCTTTGGGCGGCCATGCCGAGCGCGGCCTGACGAACCAAGCCCGCCTGGGCGTGGATACCGAGGGCTGCGCCTTCGCTGATGTTAGCGCCGTAACCGATGAAAACCCGGCTAGGGGACTCAATGCCCAAGGTTTCGGTAAACCAGCCCTTAACGGACGACCCGATGCCCACGACACTGTCTTTGAGGGCGCCGGCCCTGTTGCTGATGCCGTTGACCAGCCCCGTGACCAGCAGGCCGCCGAACTCGGTGAACGTGCCCGGCAGCTCGATGCCGAAGTAACTCATGACACCGGCAAAGGCGCGGTAGAACCACCCGACCGGAGAGAAATTGACCAGTAAGCCGACGATGCCGGACAGACCACCGCTAAAGCCAGTGGTGACCTCGCCCCACAGACCGGTGAAGAACGCTTTGATCGGCGCCCAGTGCCGGTAAATCAAATACGCCGCCAGCGCTATACCGGTGATCAACAACCCAATGGGATTGAGCATCAGCGCTCGGCCAAGCCACAGGACGGCTTGCCCGGCGAGTTTCAAGCCGACCAACAACGTACCGCCAAGCATCTTGCCCAGGAACAGCGCGCCGCGGGCGACCTTGAGCAACCCGCCGCCAATACGGCTTAGCCGTGTGATGAGCGGCGCAAATGTTCCCGTCTGCCACAGGCCACGGAGCAACGCCCACTTGGCAGACAGTGCGGTGACGGTGGTGGTCATGGCCACGAACGGTGCCATGACCAGTTGGGCGCCGTAGGCCACGCCGATGAAGGCCAGTTTGCCGAGTAGCAGGCCCCCAACCAAGCCGACCAGGCCGCGAATAAGGTCTGGGTGCTGTTCTGACCAGGCCGAAAACGAGCGCATGAGCGGCACTACGGCGCGGCTGACGTCGACGATGGCGGGCAACAGCGCACTGCCGACTGAGAGGCCGATGTCGGTCAGGTTGTTGCGCAGCTCTTTCAATTGCTCTTTAGAACTGCCCATGCGCTTGGCCCAGTCCTGATCGAGCAGGCCTTGGTCGGCGGCGCTTTTGCTGCCTTGTTCGATACTGGCCAGATCCTGTTGATTCGCCAACGCGGGCCGGACAAAAGACAGGACTTGCTGGTCGGCGAATAAGGCGCCGAGCTTATAGGCCTCATCGAGCCGGGCCAGTGCCGTCTGCCGTTCTTGCTCGTCCTTGATGTTCAGTGCCTTGCCGTACTCGGCGGCCGCGGCCGGGGCCTTTCTGCCAAGGTGGGCCGTGAGGATATTGAGCATGGCCTGTGCGGGGGACAAACCCTCGCTGACCAGGTTTTTCATACTGCGCTTCAGATCGATACCGGCCTTTTCAAAGGCTTTTAACGTCTCTGGCGCGGTGAGTTTTGAGAGGAAGTTTTTGTAGTTGTTGGCAGCTTCATCGTTACTGCCGGCACCGCGGCGGGCGATCTGCAGCGAGGCGCCGATCTCGGCCACGGCGCGCTCGCCGGTCATGCCCAGGGCGGCGAACTGGGGGGTGAGCTGCGGCAGCCATTTGGCCATGTCGGCCAGCTCGAACTGACCGCTCTTACCGGCAAACGCCAGCATGTTCATGGAACGCTCCAAGCCTGCCGCACCAATGCCCAGGTTTTCGCTGAGGGCGATAGCGACCGACCCGAGATCGTTCATGCTGGCGCGGGTAGCGGTCGCGGTTTTCGCCATGACCGGCGCGTACTCGGTGAGCTCCTTGAGATTGTCGATGCCACCAGCAATGAGGATGGCGGTGCCGTTGGCGACGTCGGTTTGGGTCTGATTCCACCTGAGCGCCGCGCCACGCATGGCTAAGCTCAAGCGTTGTTCCTGCGCCGGGTTGAAACCGCCGGTGATGGCGATGTCGCGGGTCTGGTCCTGGAAATCGACGGCCGTATTGAATGACCGAACCACTGGCGCGCCCAGCGCCACGCCGGTGCCGATGACCTCCATGGCCTGGCCGCGCAGCTCCCGACGTTTCGTCCGCAGGGCATCACCGCGCTCGATGCTGGCGGTGAGGCTGTCTTGCTTGGCTTTGAGCTGGTCGATGGCGATGCCCACCGACGTGTACTGCTGACGCAGTTGGACAAGGCCGGTACCGCCACGGGCCAAGGCCGCCGACAGCGCGTTACCAATGGCTTGTTGCTTGGCCGTAAGGCCATCGGTGGCCCGGCTGAGCTGCTGCACCGTGGATTTGGCTGAGCCGAAGGCCGCATTGAAACTGCCTGAAACAACCCCGCCAATTTTTAACCCCAACAGGACTTCATTCGCCATTAGATCTAGCTACGCTTTGGGCATGTTTGAAAAAGCCGCGCTACGCACCGCCCACCTTGTTTATGCATTGGCCCTCGGCACCGGTGTGATCGGGCTTGCCTGGCTGTGCCTGGTGCACTTGCCGTTGTGGGCGGCGGTGTTGGCGTTCTGTTTTGGGCTACCTTTGCTGGCCTTGGCGGCCACCCCTTTGGCGGCGGGCGGCGCGTTGCTGGCAGGCTTGGTTGTGGGCCTTGTGACGCTGATCAGCCACTGGTTCTTTCGGCCAGTTCAAGCCGACGATTGATCTCACGCTCACACACCGCCACCCAGCGCCAGTACTCGACCATGTCGAGCCCGGCGATCTCAGACGGCTGCATCCGGAGCACCAGCAACAGCGCCTCGTCCCAGGACTGCAACAAGGTCACCTGCGGCTGCCATTTCCCGCAACACCTCGGTGGCGAGCCGGGAGTCGGCAATGTCGAACTCGCCGAGGTCTTCGAGGGTGATGCCCAGCATCTTGGCGACCAGCAGATCTTCCATGGCGCCTTCATCTTTAGTCACCGCTTGGGCGGCGGTGATGTCTTTGCGTTTGAGGCGCTTGATGGACAGCGTCGAGATCAGTTCGCCGCTGGCGCTGTTGAAGGGGAATTTGAGAATGAAGTTGAGTGTGTCGGCCATCATTATGCTCCAGGTCGATCAGTGAGATCGATTGCTCTTCGTTGAGCCTGATGGTGACGGTGCGCTTGGATACTGGCTTTTAATCGGATTTAAAGAGAGGATTCAGGCTGCTTTGGAAGACGGCACCAGACCCGATGCACAAGGAGAGATGGAACTATGAGTGAGTCGAACAAAGAAAAATTTAATGATTTGATTACTCAGATAATGAGCAAACTGATCGATGCTTGTCCAACGCCTATTGGCTTGAGTGCGGAGGATTTCGGCTTTCCAGCAGGCCGTCTGGATCCTCACGATGGGTATTACGTTGAAACATCTGAGGAATCATTTTTGAATGCCTGCGTTCGGTGGCTCAAAGAGGAAGAGCTTATCCGTGGAGGGGACGAATACGTGGTGACGGGCCATGGCCTGGAAGTGTTCGATAGCCTGCCCGCCTGCCTTAACATGCGTTGATGGCTGGAGACCGTTCCCATAGCTATGGGAATGATTAACCCTTGCTACGACCGGAGACCGGATGGAAGACGAAATCACAATTGAAATTGACGGCGTGCAGCACACCGCTTTGTATAGCGTCTTCGATGACACCTTGACGGTGTCACTGCCTGATGGAAGCCAACGCTCCACTGAGCTTCGTGGGCTTAACCCTGTCAGTGCCGCAAAGGCTCACTTGCGGGCCTATGCTGGCAGTGTTGCTAGGCAGAGGAAATAAGAAGCGCGGTAATGGCTTTTGATGGTGCGTTTTGTTGTGAGGGCGCAAGCGCCCCCACAACATTGCCTGGCGACTACCCAGGCAACTGGTAGTTATCCAGTACTCGATTGACCGCTAACTCCCCCAACATGATGACCCGTTGCAGCACCAACATCGTTTGGCGTCGTGGGTCGTCCGTTAAATTGACGAGTTCGCTGACCATCACGCTGGCAGATGCCAGGGATTCGCAGGCCTCGACAAGCAACGTTTCGTCATCCACCGCTGCTTCGATGGTGAAGATCGTGCTGGGTCTGCGGGGCGGTATCTGCGTTTTACGCCCCTCAGGATAAAGGTAAAAGTTGAGCGCGCGGTCTGCCGCCTCTTGTAGCTTCTTAGGATCGAGAGAGGTGACACCAGAGAGGACCGGATCGATGCCCGGGGGGTTGGGAGTTACTTTGAACATATGAACTAATTCCAGTGTTGGGGCCGCAACCGCTCTCGACTAAAAGAGGGTGGCGGCTGTGCGCAGGTTAGTCGACCGGTGGAATTAGCAAACCCGGCGCGCCCAAGGGCGCCCTACGCACAACCACCATCAAGTACAGGTTGAGAACGACCTGACTGAATGGTACTTATGCACCTTACTAAAACCGACCGAGCGACTAAACCCGACCACTGATGGGGCAGTGGCAGGTCAACGATAAAGGCCGGGGCTAAAGCGCACAAGCCGGCGGATTCTGACGTACGCGTAAGTATGAGCGCAAGGTTTCGTAGCCTTTAGGACGTTACGTCGGATGTCATTAAACGTGCACTTCAAAGCATGTTTATGCGCGCTAAACATTGAGGGCATTATTGTTTTTTTGGAAGGGTGGCGGCTGTACGCAGGTTAGTCGACCGGAGGAATTGGCAAGACCGGCGCGCCCGAGAGCGCCCTGTGCACAGCCACCATCAAGTACAGGCTGGGAAGGATCTAAATTGGACTTCTTTTGGGCGGCTGGCTGTCGCCCTGAGATCACTTATGGCGCTCTGAATGAAGCCCCCTAACGGGTAGACAGAGGGAGGCAGCTGTACGAGGTCCTTGCAGAGAGGCCAATCAATGCTAACGGTTGAATCCTCGTATAGCCGCCACAAGTGGCCGGACTGCTAAAAAATTGGTCACTGAACGCCGGAGTAGACCGGAGAATCGGGCATCGCCAGAAAGCCTAGGGGCCCGGCGTGCAGCGCCATTAAACATCGGGCGGAGCGGCCTGTTCCTTCACGAGAGGCACCTAAATACCACTGCAGGCTGCTCCGCCCGGTCACTGCGAGCGGTGACGGGGATAAGATATCGCTGAGCGCACAGGCGCGCAGCCGGGGAATTCTGTCGGGGCTGTAGGCAATGGCGCCAGATGATGTACGGCTTCGTAAAAGGCATTGCATGCCGTTTGCCAGAGCGACGTGATGACATGTTCACGCGACCAGCCGTAAATCTCAGGAATACTTTGAAGCCGATAGCGATTGGTTAAGTAACCAGCTAACGTTCTAATTATGTGGTTTTTGACCTCTCGAAGTGTCAAAATTCACTCAAACATCTCCGATTATAAAATGGTTTTCACATGCGGCGTCCAAGAAAAAAACATTATAACGAAAGAGCGCAATATCATCCGCCCCTCTTATCACAGCAAAATCAGAATTCACAAAAATTGGATGTTTGGCTTTCTCGACTGAGCCATTTGTCTCAGTTTGGTCTTTTTGCCCTTACCATAGGCGCTTTGTATTTTACAGTCATTCCCTTATACAAAACGGCAGCATTGGAAGAAAGCATTGCTCGTCGCGAGTTCGAGCTTACCGCTACGACCGAAAAGCTTGAAGTCGCCACCGCAGCCCTTGAGAAAGTTAAGCTTGAAGCATATGAACGCGACAGACGGGATCTGCAGAAACGGATAGTTTTTGCTGCCCCATACTGTTCAGGCCTCATGACACCTCCAGAAGCTTATCTAGGAGAAAATATATTGAAGGTCGATACAGCACAATGTTTTCTTGCTGAGTTTGAAAAAAGTGATGCTGAGAAGATACTAAAGCCTGAGGACTATACATATATTAAGCATGTTGCAGATGACATTTCACACACCCTGTCTCTCTTGCAAAAACAAGCAATGCTAGATGTAGACTCAGTTCCAGAGCGGGCAGCGAAAGATCCGTCTATCTTGGTTCCAATGGGGCCACTGGAGCAAGAGGCAGAAGAGTTTTCAAAGACAATGGAAAAACTTGCGCCAGGAGTTATTAAGCATAGTGATAAGCTGCAAGCAGCGATAGCTCGAACTCGCAATAAAATCGCTTTGAATTTCTCTGATGCCGTGCGCAAGGAGATCATCAAGATATTCGATTTGGATTGGCCAAAAAAGCAAATAACGGGATTGAACTAGCTAGGCCGGTACTCAGTCGAGTGTAGGAGTCGCGGCCGATTACACTAGATTTATTTCAATGGGTTTAGCTTAGACAGTTTCAGGCACGCCAGGTAGAAAAGCGCGAGGCTATTCGACGCGGTAGTAGACCTGGGAGACATCCAAGATACATGGGCTTTAAACGCTGAAATCAGACACAAAAAGTCAATTGCGGCGATGGATTTGTAAAAATTAATTGGCTTGCCATAAGCTTCATCGTCGTATGCCCCATGAAGGATTCCATGTCTATTCGTCATGTCTGGATGTGGATATTTTTCTGATCCGATATACAGATTTCGGTCGGTAAAATCGGAGAAGGAATCCAGCATCGAGACCAGCTCGCCCACGTCTCCCATGCTTTTGGTTATAGCGTCGTGCTTGCAATCATCAGCCAAAGCCTTGAATCCGGGCCGGATATCACCGAAGGCTATCCCTCGGTCAGCTGCAATCCTTTTGGCTGCCCCTTCGATTACTGGCATCAGCCCACCTACTGCAATGTGATCAAGGCCCATAAAGTGGGCTTGTACTGCCTCGGAAATGATTACTTTATAATCCTGAATGAATGGCGTGACGGGGTATCTCTCAGTGACCATCGCCGCTAAATTCACCGGGGAGTATGCAGAAGCTAATACCTCTTCCAGATCATCCTGAGTGAACAAATTACCTTTTCTATGAATCTCTGCGCATACAGCATCCAAGAAGCCCATTGTGAGATAGGGCGGGATGAACCATCCGACTCCTCCCAGCGTTGATCTATAATGTTCCAGCGTTCCTTGCATACCTGCCCTCACACGTTAGATAAGCGTTTCGCACGCCTCCTACCAAGCTATTTTCTCTGTTTATTAGGCAGAAAATAGTCAGAGCGCACGTCCATAGTGATGCATTATAGCTTGCAAACGGTCGTCTCTGTCGGCCTGTGGTCTACCGTTCTATAACGGCGTTCGCAACGTACTTTCTGTGGTGCTATCAAGTTATTCCAAGAATCAGATTCATCCGCATAATACGTGCCCCAGCCAACACGTTATGATTTGTTTAGTATAACGGTTACTTTCGAAGCTCCTAACTCCGTTAACGTTGCATCCAGCCTTCTTAGATAGTTAACCGTAAATTTATCGTAGTGCTGCAATAGATTCCAGGCGCTTTCTTCGGTGTTACGCTTAGAACCCAACGCATCGTATAGCCCTTTGGCTTTTTGGTCCTTAAGGTTTTCATTGATAATATCTTGCTCTAATGTCGCAAGTCGAGCGTAGCATTCGATTTGGTCGGAGAGTTTTTCAACATCATAATCCTTTTCGTCCCCAGGCGGCGAGCAAGGGTTTGGGGATGAGTGATTAGTTATAGGGTGAATGTCAATTTCATCGATATGAACCAGCTCATTTGCCATATTTTTGCCAAAGTAACGCGACAGCCTAAAATGTTCCGCTATCAGTTGTTGGCGCCAGTTTCGTTGGAATTGCATATACTCGTCCCATGGCCCGTGAGAAAATTCATTCCAACCCTTTTCATTTATTTCTTTTAGTAACTTATCCAGCGCATTGTAGCCGTCGTACAACAGACGGCTGGTTTCTTGCGCGGTTGCTTGGGCACCGTCCAAAAACTTTGACTTGTCAGCCCGTTCGTCTTGGTGAGCCTGCTGCAAGTTTGTACCTGCAAGAGTGAAAGCCGCCGTCAGCAGCGAAGCCCCAAGGGTCTGCCACCACGATGAATCAGCCATTAATTGTCATCCAGTTATGAGTCCAGGGGACAGTATCGGCCGGCGCTCAGGCTTCATGAATCGCTGCCCGCCATTACCCGCTATGCCTGACCAATGTTCTTCCGGTACCTACTCAACTGATCCACCCCACCCACCCGAAAAATATTCGCCAAATAATCCAGCAACACCACCTCATCCCCATTGATCATCTGCCGCACATAGGTCGCCGAAAACGGCGTCTCATACTTGGTCGAGTCCCGCGGCTTATGCGTACCCAACTGGTACTCCTTCCCGGTGATGGTCATGGTCGTGACCAGCGGAACCTCATTGACCAGCCCGCCGTTATTGAACACCTGCACGTTGGAGCGGCATTGCAGTTGCACGCTCTTGAACGGCGTGACCAGCTTCTTCGCCGCTTCGAAGTACAAGCTGTTCCAAGTGATTTTCCCTTCCAGCTTGTCGATGCCATCCGGCAGCTCAATCAACCCGACCATGCCCAGCCCCTGAAAGTCATTCATCATGGTTTTGAGGGTGCCCAGGTCGATCTCTTCACACTTGCCAAAGAAGCTGGCGCCGTCCAGGTAGATATTGGCGTTTGAAATACGGTGTGCGCTAAAGCCTGCCATTTATGCGGCCCCCAGGTTGACCAGGTATTGCCCGGTGATTTCGGTTTCGAAGGTGCCACGCTCAAAAGGCGGTGGCACAGTGAGTTTGTAGTTGAACAGTGCGTGGCCTTGTTCCAGTTCGGTTTGCGGGTTACGCGCCGGGTCGTACCAGCACTCGCCGCCGAGTAAGGCGCCGTCGCCGATGAGTTTGCGCAGGAACAAGTTGACGCTTTCGGTGATGCTGGTGATGAGCGAGGTGGTAATGGGTTGGTCGACGAATTGCAGCGAGCTATAGCGGATGGATTCATCGACGACGTCTTTGGTGCGTCGCACGTTTTCGAAGTTGCGCATGTGGGTGACGGTGGGCCACGCCGCCGTGCGGTTACCCCATAGACGCAGGCCGGTGCCGAAGGAATTGAAGACGGTGGTGATGCCGTTTTCATTGAGCACGTTGACTTCGCTGTTGGGGTCATCGATCCGCGCCGTTAATGGCCGCTCCAGCCCAATGACGCCGATCAGTGCCTGGTTGGAACTGCTCCACCAGTAACCGTGGTCGTTATCGACTTTTGCGCGCAGGCCGGCGGCGCGGATGGACAGCGGTTGCAGGCGTTCTCCGTTGGCGGCGTCGTGGACTTTGACGTGGGGGTAGCACAACCGCACACGGTCGCTGCTGGTATCGAAGTTGATGCTGCCGGTGGGCCCCCGCCCGGCGAGTACTTGTTGCACGGTCATGCCGATGGGGGCATCGATGTAGGTCACGCCGCCCACTTGGCCGGCCGAGGTGCTGAGTTCAACGCTCACGGCTTTCAAGGTGCTGAAGCCTGGGGCGATGAAAATCTTGGGGAAGAAACCCAGTTGGTTGTAGCTGTCTTGGAAGGCTTTTAAGCCGGTGCGCCGCCCGGCAACGGTGATGCCGCCGATGATGTCTGCGGCGGCAACTTTGCTGGGGTCGGCGTAGCTGTAGTCCACTTTGATCGGGGCGTTGACGGCAATCTTGCCGGTCGCCACGCGCCGGACGTGGCCGGTGAGTAAATCAGCGGTGTAGTCCTGGTCTTGTACGAAGGTGACGGCCCCATCGGCGGACTTTATTTGCAGCGTTTGCAGTGCGCCGTGCTGTAGCTGCAAGTTATCGTTCTCGGCGAACTGGTCGACTTGGTCCGCCACATGAGTGCTGTGGATGGCCGGGTCCAAGACGTTGACGACCAGCACCGTGCCGGCGCCGAAGTCGTGGATGCCGTCCAGGGCTTCAGGGATGCTGTAGCCGGTGGTGTGTGGGCCGAACTGGGCGGCGTCAGTGTCGTTCAGGCACAGGGTCAGCTCATTGATCGAGCCGGTAGGTGCGGTGCCGACCAAGGCGATGACGGCCGACTTGACGACCCGAATGGGCCGAGGGCCACGCTCGATTTCGGTGGTTTCGATGCCGTGTAGATAGTTGGCGGGCATGGCGCGTTATTCCTTTGCGGAGAGTAGAGACGCGGGCGTTTTGGCGGCGGATTTCATGTCGGTGGGCAGCCGTTGCAGGTGTTTGAGCGCCAGCAGCACGAGGGTGTATTCGTGGTCAGCGGGTAACTCGACGGGCTTATCCGGATGCAAGAGCACGTCCAACGCCTCGCGTTTTTTGCCGACCCAGAGGGAAGCACCACTGGGCGGGCCGCTGTAGCGGTAGCGGGTCAGGTTCATATAGGCACCTTGAGGTTTGCGCGGGTGAGCAACGCGGGGGCGGATTGCACTTGGGTGGCGCGGGTGGCGTAGTCCTGGGCGTACTGCCAGACGCCGTTCACGTAGCCAATGTATTGCTCAGCGATGGGATGGCAGGCCTGATCGGCATTGGGTGGATACCAGCCACAGAGGCAGTCGCGCAGACGGTCGAGGTGGCTGACGACGCCGTCTTTACCGTTGAGCTGCCGAAAAATCAGGGTAAGGCGCAGTACCAAACTGCGGGCCTGGAACGTCATGTCAGTGCTTTGCGTCGGGCCAAATGTCGATTTGACGTAGGCCAGCAGAACCGCGCCGTGGGGATGGTTGAGGCGGTACTGAACCGGGTTCTCGGGGAACAACTCGATGCTCAGTTGCTGGCCGAACTCGTTTTGCAGCCGAGCGAGGATCGCCTCCAGCAGTTGTTCAGTTTGGGTGGTGGGCATAGGGTCGGTCATCAGTAGCGCTCCCAGGTCTGTGCATCGAATTGTTGAGGGCGTACGCGCACGCGGACCTCGCCGGGCTCTGGCACGGCGTGACCGGTGGGCAGGCCGAGGGTGACGACGCCGTCGCGAATGCTCTCCAGCAGTTTGAGGGTGTCTTTGCGGCTGCTGATGACCGCCTCGGGCAAGGCGCCTTCGGGGCGACGTTGGTACAGCCAGTGCCGGGCCAGGTAGACCACGGCGTCGCGCAGTACGGTGGGCACTTGGTCGAGTGGCAGGCGGTAGCGGCCACGCAGGTAGCCGTCGACCAGCTCTTGCGCTTGCCTGAGGCTGTCATCGATGACGCTTTCGTTGGGCTGCGCGGCGGCCGGGTCGTCGCTGGACAGCTGGGTGAGTGTCATCAATGGAATGGCGTTGCCGAGGTCGGCACGGGTGCAGTAGCGCATGGCTCAACCCGCCTTCAGTTCAACGAGGGCTTCGGGGAACAGGCACATGGCCAAGGGGTTGGCCTGGGCTTCCAGGTCCCAGCCTTTGCCCATCTTGCGCGGCTCGGCTTTGCTGTAAAACGCCTGGCCCAGGGTGTTGACGGTTTCGTTGTAGTTGGCCGGGGCGTTGAACAGACGGAACACGCCCCGGGCGACGGGAAAGACCTGGGCGATGTCAGCCGGGATGAAGCGCTGGCCGCTGACGGTGACGTCGTATTCGATGTACTCGATGCCGCCGAAGGTGAAGCCCGAGCGCATGTCACCGCCGAGGCGGTCTTGCGCGGCCTGGTAGTGGGCGAAGGCTTCTTTGACCTTGGCGTGGTCGGTGAACGCGTCGAACCAGTCTGGCCCACACAAGGCGCGAAAGCCGGTGACCATCACGCCACCGAGTTTGGATTCGGCGTGGCGCTTGGCGTCGAGGCAGGCTTTGCGCACGTTGGTCTCGGGCTTGCTGAGGGGCACGGTGACCTTCTTCTGTTTGACGTCGAATTCATCAAACAGGTCGAACAATACCGAGCCATCGGCGTCCAGCAATTGGCCGCGCAGTGCGCCGACGCGCTGGAATTCGCGGGTGGCCTCGATGCTGTTTTTGAGTTCCTGCAGGTGGTCGTTGACGACGGTAACGACGGGCGCGGTGGCGTTTTCCTGGCCGAAGGCGGCGATGCCTTGCAACTGGCTGGGCAGGATTGAGCTGCTGACCGGCAGGTGCAGGGTTTCGAAGGTGCGGCGTTTGCGTTTGCGACCTTCGAGCGGCGCGGGGTCGTCGTTGCGTGAGGTGTTGGGCACTAGCACTAACCGGCCTTCGCGCTCGTCGATGATGACGCTGGTGCTGGTGACGCCTTTTTCGTCGAACAGGCCCATGGCGCCGACCTTGCCGGGAATGGCCGGGAGTTTGTTGATGGCGGCGGTGAGGTTGGCGACGCTGAACAGGTCTGGCAGGTTCATGGGTGGCTCCAGGTTAGAGGGTTGCGCGGGCGACGATGCCCAGGGCGTTGAGTTCGTCGAGCGCGACGGCTTGCTGGGCTTCGGTGATGCCGGCGGGCCAGACCAACTGCCCCAGGGCCAGGACGGCGCCGCGGGCGATGACCACGCCGGGTTGATCGCCGGTCGTGGCGTTTACGCGTTCGGCCAGGACGGCAGCGGCTTTTTTGGTGGCACCGCTGCCGGCGGGATCAAGGCGTTGGTATTTGCCGGCGACTTTGGCGAGCACCTGACCGAGTGGGTAGTCGGTGCCGGCGAGCAACGTGACGTTGCTTTTGGTCCAGCCGGGGCAGACTTGGAGCAGCAGTAAGTCGCCCAGGTCTTTGGGTTGGTTGAAGGTGGCCATGGGGGATTCCTAGCGTTGGGCGCGGGCGGCGGCGTCGGCGAGTAAGGGGTTGGTGGGTGCGGCCTCGATTAGGCCGGTGCGGGCCTTGGTGGCGACTTCGGTGAAGCTGACGGGGTTGGTCAGGTCGTTAAAGAGGGTTTTGAGGCCGACGCTTAGGGGCTGGCGTTGGTCGCCTTCGCCGAACGACAAGGGGCTGGTGCCGGACTGCGCGGCGTCGAGGGCGGCGATGACGACTGGGGCGTGCAACGGCTTCATGCCGGCGGCGACCAGTTGTTCGGCGTAGGCGACGCTGGCTGCGTGAGTGGTTTGTTGTGCGGCGAGACGGGCTGCGTTGTCGCGTTGGGCGAGTTCGGCTTTGAGGCGGTGGTTTTCTGCTTCTAGTGCAGCGGTGTTCGGTTCGCTTTCGCTGAACTCGATGACGCCGGGTTCGCCTTCGGCCAGTTCGATGGGGCGCAGGCCTTTGACCGCTGGCGGCTGTGCGCCGAGGAAGCCGACGTGGCGCAGGTAATAGACGCCGGGCACGGGGTTGTTGGCGGCGGTTGGGTGGTAGAAGGACGCTGAGATTTTTTTGTAGCTGCCCTTGGCGATTTGCTCGGCGAAGGAGGCGTCGATTTGTTGGGGTTCGGCGATGAGGCCGTGGGCGGTGGCGGACAGGGATTTGACCCAGCCGGCGGCTGGGGCATCGTGTTGCGGGTGGCCGATGACCAATGGTGCTTCGTGGAGGGTTGGGTTGTAGGCGGCGACGGTGGCGGCCAGGTCGGCTTCGGTGAAGTTGTAGGTGGTGCCGCATTGGGCGGTGTGGGTGCCGGGTTTGAAGATGTGGAGTTGGGTCATGGGGGTGCGCTTTGGTGGAGATGGTGCGCACAGCTTGGGATCTTCGGGCGGGGTTGGCTTTTAATCAGGATTAAGGAGGTGGTCTTCCGAGGATTGTAGGGCTGAGATCAGTCCAGATCGTCAGTGTTTTGGGCAAGTACTGGGAGAGCCTGGGATGATGAGGCCATCTACTGAGGCGCAAGGCCTCTGACGCGTTTTATAAAGTATTTATGTCGGGGATCTGACGTTACTGCCGGCCAACGTGAGTTGGGCTAATGCACGCGGGTCAGATGAGCTTGTAGAGCTTAGTGGCGTTCAACACCCGTCGGGCAAAATGGATGAGCTTATTCCGCGGGTGCCGTCGTTGAGTTCGATGAGCGGCATGCCGTGAAGATAGCCCGTCGAGGGTGACCTGTGCAGTGTGTAAAAGGACACTGCACAGGCTGCCTTGCGTGCCGGTTGGTCGGCGGCCCGGTAGGCAGTACGTTACAGGCTGGGTGCTAGCGTGGATCGACGTTGTCCAACGCTCGATTGACCAACAGTTCGCTCAACTCGATGACCTGTTGAATACCAAATGCAACATGTCGCGGCGATCCCTCAAGGTCGAATGCCAGGATGTTGATCATCGCGTTGGCCGAGGCCAGGCTTTCGCTGAGGTTGGCGAGCAGACTTTCAGTGTCGATGCCGTCGATGACGGTGAAGAGTTGACCCGGTGATGGGTCGGTTTTGGCGTCGGTTTCTTTCGGTTTCAGATAGAAATCCAGCGCCCGATCGGTGGCCTCTTGGACTTTCTTTGGATCGAGGCCGGCGGAGCTGGGGTCCGAATCCGGAGGATTGGGTGTGACCTTGAACATGATGGAACTCCTGTACCTAGTTGAGCCACCATGACTTGTCGCTAAGCAAGTTAGGGTGGCGGCTGTACGCAGGTTAGCGAACCGGGGGTACAGGAGCCCGGCAGACCCGAAGGTCTCCCGCGCACAGCCACCATTACAGCAGTCGCAGATAGGGATATCTGCAATGAGATCAGGAGCGCTGATGCAACCGTACCGATTCGGGTCGCTATACCCGATCACTGATGAGCAGTGACGGAAACAAAACTACCGTTACGGACCAGGACACACAAGCGGGCGGATTCTGGCTTAGTTGTAGGCAAAGGCGCAAGGCGACGTAGCTTCGGGACTAGGGTTCGGTGTTACGGGGTGTGTGGGCTGTAGGACTCGATACCTATAGTAGATTAGAGAACCACGTCAAGCCGGCCTGGCAAAGCCCATTTCGCAAACGCAGAAATGATGGCTCCCAATAAATGTAGAAAACTTAGTCTTCCACGAGCTGGCTTTGTCGTATGAAAAATCTCTATTTAATAAATCCCATAGAGAGGCTCTTTACGGCATTGACCAGACTTCTGCCAAACGCTGCGTGCGATTTGCAAAAATCCTGCATTGTGAATAAATCACTCTCATGAAACTGCCTTGAAATAACTGCACCGTCTTTGGGTGAGCTTAAAAATACACTTTCATTAGCTTTGCCTGGACTAATAATCTTATAAACAACGTGCTGAAGCCCAAGGCCAGCACATGCTAAATCCTCTTGAAGGTACTGTTCGCCGAAGGCATGCATAATAAAATAATGCTCCGTCGAGTCGTAGGAGTTTTTAATCCATTCATCAAAATTTACGTGCGTTCCGACACCATCCCAAGCTAACTCGCCAAGATATATAGTTGTCTGTTTTTCTCCGGAAACGACAAGCTGAAAACTGGGAAGGTATCTAAAGTCATTTTCGCCAAAAATTTTTGAAAGTCCGAGCAATATATTTGCTGGATTATAGAGCTGGATAGATATTGTCGGGGTGGATGAATCGGCTTCCAATTCGTTTATCAGCGCCTTGAAGAAAGCGACCCATGCATCACTTCCCATTAGCACCAGAAAAAGATCGTTCTTAAATTTATCCCAGCTGGGCAGGTACTTAGGAGAGGAAGTTTCGTAAAGATAGTAAGTAGCGCCTCCCTCCGTTTTCGTAAATTCAGATATAAGCTGATCATCAGGCATTAGATCGATATTTTTTTGGTAACGACCGTTTCGTGCAACTACTGCGATTGACCATTCTGATTCCTCCATTAGCTTTAGTTTCTCAGGATAACCTATTTCAACTGTGTCATGACCGCTAATATTATCCATCAATGCGCAGAGGAAATTTTCTTCAAGGTCATCTAGATCTTCATCCCAGTCTAACGCTTGCATTATTCGCTTTGACTCTTCGCTTTCAGGGTTTGAAATCGGTGAGGAGAAGCCAAAATATATGCCGTACGGATAGATAACCTGGCTGTTCCCTCCGTTGTAATCAGCAGTCAGCGTCACAAAATCTGATAACTGGGAGCGGGTAGCAGCCTTTATAATGGTATCGATTCCTCTGTTTCTTTTTGTTGCATCCGTGTACAAAATAAGGCTTTGCTGCCTACTAATCGAGAGCCCTGCATCCATAGCAATTGGAGAAAATTTACTACAATTTACTATCTCGCCTGCACCAGTTGTCGTAATTATATACCCAGCCGTGGGGACTTCGGACGTTTTTAGATAGTCGGAGAATGGAACCGCCAGCTCCTTCCAGTCAGTTGATACCAACAGGGTTCGTATCTTTTCAGCGGGAACCCCTAAAGATGACCGTAGCAGCGCTACATATTTTGTAAGCTCATGCAAAGCAGCTCTAGCTGCTTGGTCACTTCTTTTAATTTCAATAATTACATAGTGACCGAGGCTGTCCTTTGCAAGGATGTCTATGCTCCCACTCGAGCCAAAGCTGTTAGGTAGTTTATATTCCTTGCGAACAATGGTTAGGTCCGACTCGATTATGCTTAAATTAATCGCCAAAAAATCCCTGATTCTTTCTTCTAGCCGGTTCACAATTGCTCCTTGATCGACATTTTCTACAAATACTGCTGCGAGTTAAGTGCTTGGCTTTTGTTTTGATCTAGTGACATGGAAAGCCAACATAGACATTACCTCAAAATTCATCCTGACTGGGCGTCAAGCCTCGTTCGTTTGCTAAGAGCCCCCCATGATTGCCTTAATGTCCTTTACGACCTTCCCGACATCTACTTCAGCCGAAGGCGAACCCACGCTCGCCTCGAAAACCGTTGTGGCCTTGTCCGCCGCCCGCTGGCCTTTGCCTGAATCACCAGTAGCCTGAGAGACCGACGCCGCCGTGGCGGCGTTGACAATCTCTTTTCGCTGCTCAATAGATGCATTCGCAGGCGTGGCTGCGGCAATCGCGTCCGCCGTTGCCTTAACTGCCGTTTGGTTGCCGTTGGTTGCAACTGATGTTGCCGCTGCGCCGGATGCTACAGCGGTCGCTGTAGTGGTATCCGTCACGTTAGTACTAGTGCTTGTACCAGTGTTATTGGCCCCGGTGCTGCTTCCTGTCTCCACTTGACTCAGAGGTTTTTCGTTGGGTCCAACGACGCCTTTTGTTAAATTCAACTCTTGCGCAATGAGCACCGCCGCCATCTCGGCAGACTTGTTGATCATTCTTGTATATTCGGTCGATGAGATTGACATATCATTTGCATAGGCCATGCATAAGCCTGACGCCATTGCCTCATATAGCATCATTCCCTGCGTTTTCTGCGCGACATTCACGACTGTTTTTGCTGCGCTCTCCGCAAAGTTATTACTCATCCCTGGCTGGGCCCCGCCTGCTTTCACCGCAGCTGTAAGGCTGTTACTCAGCGACGCGCCCACATTCTCTGCAACACCTGCAGGTGGTTCTCCACAGGTGCGATTGGTGGAGCCGTTGAGGACAAATATTCGGCGATCGGCTGTGGTCGTGACGGTAGTGAATTTGGCTTTGTGGTCTATGACTGTGACGATTGCTGGATCGGTCATGCGGTCGGTAACGCAACCTGAGGCAGTAAGGACCGCAACGGCAAGCAATGGAACTCTCATGGGCTTCTCCTTGATGGCTTTTTGATTCCATTCGGTGAGAGTAGAACATATTCCAAAATCCGCATCATGATATGGCGTCTAGGAAACAACCGCGTCGAGTGAAAATCACCGAGCCCGCTGGTGACGGTTTCCTTGTGTGTTCCCGCTAACTGAAGGTCGCCATCAGCGTCAGGATCGGCTTATGGCGGACGTCCATGAGTCATGGTTTCTGCCAGATGGCTATCGGCAGTGAGCCCTTTAATCGGCCAAAACAGCTTTTTGGAGGAGCAAACCAAGGTAGCTATTGATAAGTCCACAGAACGTATCGACTCCGCGCTGCAGTTTCTTTACCATCATGGCATGACGTGGGGGAAAATATGTTGAATGCGCAGGAATGTGAAAGGAAAATAAAAAATCAATTTGAGGTCCTTAAGCGAATTGATACTTATATCGGCACGACAAATACAAAATGCACCATTATCATGTCTTATTGCGCAGCAGCCATTGCGTTTATATTTACGCTGCTGACAAAGTTTGACTCGGCTAGTGCGAGCATGCAACTAACTGTCGGAATCGGAATTTTTTCGGTCTTGGCTTTGGTGCTAGCGCTCTGGTGCATGGTGTTAGCTACGCTTACCATTTTTCCAGTGACGTTCAGCAAACCGGACTCCCCGCGGGGGGAGTCATTGATATTTTTCGGGGATATTGCTTCTTGTGGTGGAAGCGCTAAGTATTCGGAATATATCCAGAAAGCCTCCGATGCCGAATTCTTAGAGGATCTGAACGGCCAAATTTACACGCTTGCATCCATTGCTACGAGTAAATTCTCCCGCATAAAACTCGTTACGATAATTTTAATGGTGCACTTTGGCTGCATGGCCACCGTTCTAGCTGGCGCGATCATTTATTATTTATTTTAGTTGCCCTTGATGGAGTGGATCACCCAATATAAACACTGAAAACTTGCTCGGGGATAGTAGGGGTATTATCTTCAAGCACAGAAACATACATATAATGTAGGCCCACGTATGATGTGCCCTCCCAATGTTTTGCAAAATATTCACCATTGTCGCGTCGTCTTGCAGGGACTGGGGTCTGATGATTCCCTTTACCCTGAACTTCAGACGCCTGAGGTCCGTTATTCTCGACTCTGAATATAACCTTAATGTCGGTGGTATTTGTACGCGGTCGAACAAGAGCCTTGAATTCTATGCCGTGGGATATCGGCACAGCGCGAGAGCATTTGAAGTAATGGTCTTCCGATATCTCATCTTTACGACGCTTCAAGGTACTGAATATTTTAATTTCTTGATTAAGGTCTTCTTGGTAAGGAAGTAGTCCGCTGTAGTTATTCTGAGAGAGTACATACTGCCGATAATTCATCGGTTTTTTTTGGGCGTCTGTGTAGTTGGGCGTGACGTAGGGTTGCGGTATTTTCTCGTCGTCTTTTGTATATCTACGCACTTCAATTACTTCATCATGCAATCCGAGAAGGTCCACGACTGATTGCCCGAGCATTACACGATTCCGCGGAGCGCTTTGCTGGAGTTTGGCTGCAATATCAACGTGAAATGAAGTGGCTGTGACCTCAGAAACTCCTGAGTAGCCGTACATTCCCCAGAGAACATGGGAGTGAGAGCCGTAATCCACGCCCACTCGAATTCCTACATCTTCAGCCAGTCCGCGCTCTCTCAACTGCGGCACCACTTCTTCACGTATAAACTGAACGAGCACAGCACCACAGTTGATCGCATCGATAGCGCTATTTCGCTCGTTACCATTACCTCTGAAGAACGCCAATATGGCATCGCCCATGATGCGATGTACATGCCCATCAAAAGCCAATACACATTCAATTGCACATTTTATTATCTGATTTTTAAAATAAAAAACCAAGTCCGGGGTGTAAAATACACCTAGACGGGTAGACCCTTGAATATCCACAAACAGGGAAGTTACAAATCCGTTTTCCTTTTCGCCGCTATCAACCAGATGATTAAAGTCAGGATGTCCGCCAATAATCGCTTTCTTGACTCCGGGCTTGCCATAAAGCTTTCGGAGGTTTTCTTGAATTTGGTAATCATGTGAATCTTGAAAATTCTCATTTCCATCAACGGATTCCGTAGAAATCGATTCGTATATGCGTCTCTGTACGTTCCCGCTGTCCGTAGCGAACGATTTGTTGATGGTGGGAGACATGTCAAAAGACCCGAAAATACTTTTCATCCGTGACATAAGCAGCCCTCTAGCTACTGAACAGGAAAATTTTGTAACCTAGTACCGTTATAGGTGGCGAATTAGTATCACATCTTGACTGTCGCGACAAATTTCCTGCACATCTCCTTTTCCAGCTTATGAAGGAGACTGATTGAACGGCCTTTTTGAACAGCACGCGTATTTACCTGAGGGTAGTTTGGTTCGATACGCAAGTTGGAGTTCTCGGTTATAAGGATTCTGGCTGTGCGAAATGAGCAAGGACTCGGCATGTCTGGAATGCAAGAGGCGGCGATATGGCTTGCGAGCCCGGTAGCCAGGCTGTGCTCGAGTGAAGGATGCCGCTGACGGCCTATCCCACGTTGTTTAGGCCTTGAAGGCGGCCTGACCTCGAAAGCGAACCTTGCTGCTACGCAGCGTCGTAGACGAATGTGTGGGATTAGCAGTTTCTGCCATTTGGCACTATAGTTGATGCCAGATGACAGAGTGCTGGAGGTATCCATGAGCGCCAAAAAAAAAGATGTTGCAGTCGTTGAGGCTGCTAAAGATGGCATCCGCAAAAGAAACGTCAAACCACGCGCATCGGGTGCGTTCGTAGCCGTTGTGAGTAGTGGCGAGCGCACGGTAAAGGTAATGATGCCTGGTTCCAGTCACGGTCCGTCCATGGTCGCGGTGTTGCTTTCTGGAAAAGATGGCGATGATCGTATGGAGATATACCGGGCCGTTCGTAAAGGTTTTTCGCTGCAATCTGTGCTTGATATGGTCGAGAACAGTGAGGTGTATAAGCGGCGCGGTGTGCTGTCGAAAATCGTTGGCACGTCTGAGCGCACGCTGGCGCGGCGGTTAAAAACGCCCAATGAAGTCTTAACCCCAGAGCAGAGTACGCGGGCTCTCAATTATGCCGAGGTCTTGGAAAAGGCAACGGCGGTCCTGGGTTCTCGTGAGCTTGCCGAGCAATGGATGGCCAAACCTGCACGGGGTCTGGACGGTGAGACACCGATTGACCTGATTTCAAATTCAGTCGGGTATGAGTTGGTGACTGACTTTCTGACGCGCATTGAGTATGGGGTCTATTGATGGCTAAAGACCCTTTGAGCAGTGAGATTCATTTCTGGCGCCTTGATCCCGCAGAGTATGCCGCCACTTGGAATTCGGGCGTGGGGGCTGAAAAAGTGGGTGGGCGCTGGAACCCCAAGGGAATGGGCACGGTTTACGCGGCCCTGGATGCCTCTACGGCCATCCTTGAAGTTGCAGTGCATAAGGATTTCGATGCGCTGGACAGTAAACCTCATTGCCTGACACAAGCCCGCGTACTTGACCGGTCCGGCATTCATGTCGTTCAGCCAGATAGCATTGCCAATCCCAACTGGTTAGTACCGGGTACGCCAAGCCGTAGTCAGCAAAAGTTTGGTGCAGATCTGTTGAGCAAGCACCCTTTCGTGCTGGTCCCTTCTAGTGTCTCGCCACATAGCTGGAATTTGTTGATGAACCCGCATCTGGCCGATGGGTTGTACGAGCTGGTGCTGCAAGAGCCTTTTGCGCTTGATGGGCGGCTTAATAGGCCCTTGCCCTGAAGCGGGTCTCGTCCCTCTAGCGCCGTTTCCGTCTAACCGCAGTGTCACGGGCACTGTCTGCCTTTTATGACGTTAGACGCCTGCAACCTGTTCAAGATGAGAGAGCGCTAGTTTCAGTAGGGCTTGTTCCGTTTCGGGTTGCAGGTTGCCTTCGGCATCCATGGGCAAGTATGGCCTGCCCGGAATATCACCCCACAGCTGCGGAAAATCAGCTTGATCCCCACCGAACTGCATCATCGCCGCATAGGGCTTGTTGCTACCCACCACCGCCGTGCTGTCTGTCGCTTGGGTGGAGATCGAGGCAGCCAGCCCCGCAGCGCTGACTTGCAACATCTTGCCGGGCCAGTGGCCGGTTTCGGCTCTGCGTCCTGTGGTGACGTCGGAAAGCTCAGGCCACTGGGGACGGCCTTGCTGTTCGAAGTTTTCTTCGGTCTGGCTGGCGAGCTCAGCGGCCAGACTGTGCATGAGTGGCGCTAGGTCACCGACAGTCCGCTCCACTCGGCTTAGGATTTGTTGCAGATGTTGGTGCTCTAGTTCGATGGTGAACATGGGATGCCTTCCATTTTAGGTTTGCGGTGCTAGGTGGCTGAGTTTGGGGCTGCTGCGCAGCCCAGCGGGAGCAAGCTCCCTCGCCACGGGTGGGTGTGGTTAATTGCGTTTCAGGCCTTCTGCCAGGCGGTGCCCGGGGCGTGATTGAAGCCTGGGTCGGTGCGGAATGTGACGGTATGGCCTGGGGCATTGGTAATTCGAATGCCTCCCACGGTTGCTGTTCTGATTTCCCCGGTACGTTTGTCGGTCCCGGTCTCGACCGTTTCGGTAAAGGTTTTCCCTTGGCTGGATATAACGGTAAGCCCACGGCGCTTGACGGCGGCTTCGCTCAGGGCGACGACGCGGCAGCGGCAGTTGAAGCCGTTAGGCGGGAAGATGGTTTGCCAGATGGGGTCGTCGTGACGGAAGACCTGGCCGTGCATGGCGCGGTGGCTGCTGCGGGTTTTACCGTCGAGGACGGCGATGTACATCCAGTACGGGTGGGTCTCGGTGGTCTGTTCCATGGCGGTTTTGCGGCCGGCCATGTAGGCGCTTTGCAGGTTGGTTTGGTAGATGGTTTTTAGGCGACGTGGGCTACCGAGCTGGACGGTTTCGGCGCGGCCTTGGCTGTCGACGATGACTTGCTGGCCCCACCAGCCTTGGGCTTGTAGGACGGGTTTCAAATGGGCGGTGAATTGCTGGAGGGTTTGGCCCTGTTGGAGGGCGGTTTCCAGGGCGGCGCGAATGTCGCTGAGTAGGTCCAGGCGCATGGCTTTGGCGACGGTGAATGCGTGGTCGTGGGCCTGGTCGAGGATGTCTTGCCAATGCCAGGTGATGGTGTAGCCCTTGGCCTTCAGGTAGGCGACGGCGTTGGCGGGTTCGAGGCCGAAGATGACCTTGAGGTCCGCGGGGTTGAGCTGCTTTGCGGGGCTGGCCATGTCAGTCTTCCCGGTCGGCGGTGGTGCTTAGGCGGCCCCAGGTGTCGGCCATGAACATCAGGTTGGCGAGGTTTTCAGTCAGTTGGTCTAAGGGCTCGGCTGGCAGGCTATTGATGGCTTGGTCGAGGGCGGCTTGATCTGGCGCCCGGTGTTGGGTGGTTTCGGCAAATGACGGTTTGTCGCCCCGGGTCGGTGCTTGTTGTAGGTCGCCGTCCTGCAGGTTGTAGGTGCGCTGCCAGTAGGCGTTGGTGAACCTTACGCCGGACTCGGTCAGGGCCTTGTCGCGCTGGGCCAGGGACTTGTCGATTTCTTCTTGTTGCCACAGCGCATAGCGCGGCGCGACGACGTCAGGGCCGAAGTTGAGGTCGACGACGTGGCGGATGCAGGCGTTGAGCGCGCTGGCGACGATGGCGGCGTCGCCGTCGCGGATGTCTTGGGTGACTTCGGCGCCGGCGGTGGCGCTGGCGTGGTTGGTGTCTTTTTCGGTGGTCTGGTTTTGCCCGAGCATGGCGACGTTGATTTCGCTGCGGCAGTATTCGAGCAGTTGGCGGTAGACGTCGGCGCTGCCGGCTTTGCCGGCGGCTTCGATGATTTGCACGCTGGCGTCGTCTGGGATGGCGGCGACGGCGTCTTGGACCATGGCTTCAAGGCTGTCGAGCAGCAGTTCGGTTTCGCCGTCGGTGGCGCCGCGTGGGTGTTGGCCGATGACCCAGGGGCTGCCGTATTTTTCAGTGAACTGTACCCAGAACTTGAGCCCGCCTTTCATGAAGGTGGCCGGCCAGAAGCACATGCTCAGGTCTGGGAAACCGTAGGGGTTGGCGTAGGTGGCGTCTTGCCGGGCGACGACAAAGCGTTGCGGGTCGCAGGGCTCGCCGTCTGGGCCGGCGTCTTTGGCGCGAAAGTGCAGCGCGTTGTTTTTGTCGTAGAAGAACCATTCCGCCGGTTTGCCGAGCAGGTCTTGTGGCACCCAATGCCTGCCCACGGGGCGCCATAGGAGTTCGATGGGTTGGTAGCCGAATAACGGTGCGTCGAGCAGTTCGCGGATGATGCGGTCCAGGTCGAGGTCGGTGAGCCAGTCGGTGATAAAGCGTTCCACTTTGTTGGCGGTGTCTTGACGTTGCAGGCCTCGTTCCAGCGACAGCACGGCGGCTTTGCGGCGGCGGATGTTGCCGCCGACGAGGGCTGAGCTGCGCAGGTTGCGGTACACCGCAATGTCTTTGCCTTGGGCTTTGAGAATCGGGTCTGGGTTAGGCAAATGGCTGCCGAAGTCGCTGGCCTGGGCGCGGCCTCGGGTGGCGATGTGGCGGTTGAGGGGGGGGCTGCGTTGGGGCTCGGCAAAGTGGACGAATTCAGTGGGGCTGACCCACAGGCCTGTGTTGTTCATGCGTACCCCTGGGTGAGGTGTTGGCCTTGGCGTGGGCGGCGTGATTTGACGGTGACCGGGCCGCTGGCGACTTCCAGCGTGGCGAAGTTGGCGAGCGCACCGGCACCGGCGAAGTCGCCGTGGCGGTAGAGGTCGGGGTCTTTGAGGTCTTGTTTGCGGGCTTTGACGATCATGGGGATGCCGTCGACGGTTTCGATGGCGCGGATGTCTTGGTGCAGCGAGTCGTCTTTGGGCAGCGTGATTGTCGCGTCTTCGAACAGTTGCACGAATTTTGGCATCCAGGCGCCGTACCAGGTCCGGGTGATTTTCACTTGTTGGATGCGGTTGTGGCCGAACGCGTCGGCAGTGTCTTCGGCGAGGGTTTCGCCGCTGCCGGTGGCGTCCAGGGCCGCGCCGACGAAACGCGGCAGCCGGCGCAAGATGTAGAACAGGATCTGCTGCTGTTGCCGGGTGGGCACTTTGTGCATTTCGACCACGAACGGCACGTCGCGATGCCGTGCCTGGTCCACGGACATCGGGCAGATGATGGAGAAGTCGCGGTGGCGGGCGTAGTCCATGCCGAGGAAGTGGCGTCGCTCGGGTGGGAGCGGCTGTAGCAAGGGCGCCAGGTAGCGCTCGATCCAGTTGTCGACGTAGGCCTCGCGCCGGTAGACCGGCCGTTGGGTGAAGTCGTCGTCCAGGGCCAGGCGCAGAACGGTACGACCGGGGCGCATGGCGTCTTCGATCCAGATGCCGGGGATGCAAACGCCGTTGCCATCGCGGGGGATGGCGTCGAGTTCTTCGCGCATTTGCGCTTTGCGCGGGCCGTAGGCGTTGCGGATTTGTTTGTACCAGGCCTCTTTATCTTGGGCCGTGGCGGGCTTGCCGGCCATGAAGCACACCCGTTCAAACAGGCCGTTGGCGACGGCGTCGTCGAAGGTGGCGCGGAAGACCTGGGCGCTGCTGCCGTAGCGCTGGTCGCGGATGTCGCTGACCATTTGGTTGAAGGCGTTGGCTTTGCCGTTGTGGGTGCTGATGATGACGATGCGACCGCCCCAGATCAGCAGCGCGGTGGCGGCGTCGAGCACGGCCGCGACGTCGCGGTGAAACGCGGCTTCATCGATGATGACTTTGCCTTGTAGGCCGCGCACGCCGGCTGGGTTGCTGGAGAGCGCGACGATTTTGAAGCCCGAGGCGTAGCGGATACGGTAGGCGTTGATGTGGCGGGTGTTGCCGGCGTCGTCTTGGTCCTGGAAGAGGAATTCTTCGATTTGGCTGACGCCCGACGCTTGGGCTTCGGCGATGACGCGGCTGAATTTGGCGCAGTAGCCGATGAATTCCAGGCCCTTTTCTTTGGTGTCGCCGATGTAGAAGCAGTCCATGCCGCCCGCGATCTTTTGTGAGGCGGCGGTGATGACTGAGTCCAGGGCTTCGGCGAAGGTGATGCCGGTGCGTCGGCCTTTTTCACAGAGTTTGATGTGGGCGTCGATGGCCAGCCATTGCGATTGGTGGGCCATTAGGATGCCTTCGCCCAGCGGGTCGTAGCCCTCGGGGATCTGGCGGACGCTGGGCGGCAGTTCATCCCATTCGATGACGCGCAGTGTGCTGGCGGCGGCTTTCATGGTTTGACGCCGAGGAATTTCTGCCGCCAGAACTGGGCCTGGTCTTCGGTCATGCCTTGGGCTTTGACGGCGTTGTCGAGTTCGGCGGCTTGCTCTTGGAGCAGGCGTTCGCGGGTGGCTTTTTCGATGGCCTGGCGTTCTTTGACGCTGAGGGTCCGGGCTTCCATGGTGGCTTTGGCGGCGCGGGCCAGCGCGGAGACTTCAGCGACGGTGACGTCGTCTTTTTCGTGGGCGCCCATGGCGGCCTGGTAGGTCAGGGTTGAGATGGCTTCGACGAGTAAGGCGCCGGTTTTGTCGGTGGCGTCTTCACCGAAGGCACCGACGAAGGCTTCGGCCATTTCGCGCTGTTGGCGGGCTTTGTCGATGAGTTCGTCGAAGCCCAGTTTAAAGCGGCCCAGGGCACTGCGGCTGGGGGCTTTTTCGTCGGGGAAGCGTTTTTGGATGTCGGCGAGCATGTCGTCGAGGGTCAAGCGATCTTCACGCAGAAGCTTTTGTATGTAGGCCTTGACCTGCGGTGGTAGGCGATTGATGGAGGATTTGCCGGCCATGGTCAGGCCCCCGGGCGTTTGATGCCGGGCACGCGGGCGCGGCCGGCGGCGATGTCTTGGCCGCGTTCGGTGAGGGTGGCGACCAGCACCGGGCCGATGTCGGCGAGGGTTACCGCGCCCTGTTCGGCGAGCCAGTGCAGTTCGGTTTTGACCTGATCGCGGCTGGCGGTGTGGCCGAAGTTGTCGAGGGCGGTGTTGAGGACGGAGCTGTTGGCGCGGTAGCCGGGCATTTCAACCAGCAGCCGCAAGATGACCAGGCGCATGTCGTGGCGCAGGTAGTCGGCATAGGGGGTCATGTTTTTTCTCGCAGCAGGTAGTCGTTGATGCGGTCGAGCGACCGGGCCAAGGGGCTGAGGGCGTCTTTGACGCCGGTGAGTTCGGCGCGGATGGCTTTCATGTCGCCCAGTAGGTCGGTGACCGCTGATGGGTCTGGCAGGTGCCGGACGTGTTCCTCGAGGGCGACGATGCGGGTGCGCAGTTCAAGCAGTTCTCGAGTGCTGGCGGTGTGGCGGTTGGTGATCCAGGTGTAGAGGGCCAGTATGGTGAGGACCAGCCACTGCACGGTCTGGAAGCCGAAGTTGAGTTCATTAAGGTTCATTCAACGCTCCGCAGGCTTAGTGCTGTGGTGGTCGGTCTGGCCCTTGTTTGATCAGGCGTGCGACGAACAGGAGGATGGCCAGTGCGCTGTTGAGGGTGGCGTAGGCCTTGGAGGTTAGCTGGGGCTGCCAGAGGGGCAATAGTTCCAGTTGGGCGAACCCTGCCAGGACAATGACCAATCCGATCTGGAGGCTGTAGAGCTTGTAGCCGTGGCGCCAATCGCTGATGAGCCTCATGCGGGCGCCCCCTTGAATTGGCCGTGGACAATGCCGCGTTCGATGCCGGCCAGTGATAGGCCGTCGGCAATGATGGTGTCGCCGTACCAGCGGCCGCCCGGCAAGGGGCCTGGGCCGTTTTCGTGGCGGATGATGACGGTGACCAGGGCGCGCATGATGTCGAAGTCGTAGACGTCGACGCTGGCCACATCGGGGTCGAGGCCCAGGGCGCGCGCGACGCTGATGATGTAGGCGTCGGTGTTGTTTTCTGAGGGCGGCGCCCAGCGTTCGATGATTTCGCGGACGGTGTCGATGGGGCTGCCGTCGGCGGCGCGGCGTTTGTCTTGGTAGGTGATGAGGACGCGGGCGATGGCGCGGATGCCCCAGCGTGGGTTGATGTATTGGACGTATTGGTTGTCGGTCTGGGCGGTGGCCATGCCTTGCCAGCGGATGCGATGGGCGTGGCGGATGTTGCCGGGGTTGTAGTTGCGGATGCCGCGGGGGTGTTCGGGTCGCATGGGGGATGCCTCCAGTCGTGGCGCCCCTGGGGTTTGGGGGCGCTGGATGTGCTCAGGCCGCTATGGTGGGGGGCTTGGGCTGGAGGGGCTTTTAATTGGGTTTAGGGAGAGGGTTGGCCGGGCAATGCGGACGCCCGGGCTGTTGTCGTCGATTTGTGTTTGTTGGAGCTGCATTCGGCAGAGGTCGGCTCATAGCGGCTTCATCAACGGCTAAAATGGCCAGAATCTAGTTATAGATATACGGCTAATAAATTCGTAACGTACACATCGCTTGTTTCCTTTCCTTTCCGTGGAAATGACTTATGAAAATCAAGGAAGTTGATGCCGAGGGACCACCGTGGAATCCTAAGCACGATGGAATCCCCCCTACATGGAAGCACAAGGGCGACGGTGGGAACGCTCATGTTTGGACGGACGGGGTTCACGCAATCAAGCGATTGAGACCCAACGCTTCGCAGGAGCCGGTGGCTCGTTTCGCCCGTGAGGCGCAGATCCTAGCTGAAATGTTCGGGGAACCCGAACTTGCGATTGTCCCTATCGTAGAGGTGCGGAAACGAGCGGGAGAAATCGAAATCGTCATGGAGCTGCTTGAAGGCAACCTCGCAGCCGTTATTGAAAACTTCGCAGGCCAGCCCGAAAAAGCCGCAAACGCGCTGCTTCCAATTGTCGAAACACTTGCCCAGTTGGCAGTCAGACCACAACCAGTTCACCATCGCGATATCAAGCCAGAGAATCTGCTGTATCGGCGACGTGATGATAAGATCGAGCTTGCACTCAGCGACTTCGGCTGTGCTTACCTTGCTGAAGATGAGCGCCTAACTCCAACCCATCGCGCTATCGGTGCATGGGCCTACCGGCCTCCTGAGTACTCTATTGGGCGGGTGGCAACTGTTGATGAGAAAGGCGACGTATTCAGCCTCGGAAAGGTATTCTGGGCGATGGTGAATGGGCAGCGTCATGTGGTTTTTCCAGGACCCGTATGGTTCCAAGAGGATTCGACCTTGCTCGCCAGTTTCCGACAGTGCCCAAGATTCACCACGCGATGGTCTTGATTGCTCAAGCCTGCAACATCCGCCCCGAGAAAAGACCGACACTTGCACAGTTTGCGTCGAATCTTCGACATCTAATGTTGCCAACAGCAGGAGCGCCTACGTTGGGCGATGATGAATTAGCCTCAGCCATGCTGCGTAAAGAGGCACTGCGAGAAATTGAGTACCAGCAGCGGCGTGCGTTCGCAGCGCAGTTCGTGTGTGCCATCTATGCCGATTTCGTCTTAGGCATAGATAAGCTGCATAGCAGCTTGCCACAGTCTGCGCTTTTCCGAGAATGGTTCAACGAAACGCATAGTCGCGGTCAAACACAGCAGGCGCTAGTTGAACAAGTAGCCGAACGCGAATCGGACGCTCCAGTTTCAAACGTTTTTTTTCACAAGACCTTACTTAGGACTCGTTTTTTTCCAGCCGTTGGTACAACTCCCATTCGGTTTGTTGCTAGTGTTGAAGACCAGACTAATCGAGTCGCTTCGTCAGAGCTGGTTATTTATGGTAGCTCCGAAGGCGCACGAGCAGACGTGCGTTATTCAGATGGTCAAACTGCGAGCGAGTCCCATCGTAGTAGTCTAATATTTGAGTTCTTGGGGAAGGCTGCAATGCTACTTCCCTAGCCCTTTGAAAAAGAGCTGGAGCGAGAAGCTCAGCGTAATGTTGGGCTGATGTGGCTGACGGGGCGTTTGATGCCCAACTTCAAGCCCCATAAGCCCTGGCGTTCGCCAAGGCTTTTGCGTTTTCCGTGAATCAGGTCAGGACCCTACCTTGGGACTGGCATGCTTATCCCGTCCCGTACCTGCATCAGCGCAAACCCCAGCAGATTCAAGCCTTTCCACAAATTCGGGTTGTTCGCATCCGCGTTGTCCTGTGCGAGCCCTATACCCCAGATGTTATCAACCGGGCTGGCTTCGACAATAACCCGAGAACCGGTTTGTAGAAGATATTGGTTCAACTGCGGATTCTGAGAGAACTTGGCCTGGTTCGCTCGAACGACGATGTCGTATCGGTGTTGCAGCCAAACCTTATCATCGAATCCGTGCACGTTGCGGCCAAGTGCTTTGGCGGCATTAGGAGTAGGTGCGTGGAGCACCTGCGCACGAATTTCTTGATCGTCGAACAAGGCCGCTTTCTCGGCCATCATGAAGTGTTCGGCTGTCGGGTAATGTTGTCCCTTGACAGTGAACCCGGCCTCGAACCATTGGCTGAAGCACGAAGCTGTGACGACAGTTTTACTACGCTGGTGCCCCCAGAAAAACGTAAAGCTCAGCTGTTCTCCAGAGTTGAAACGGGCACACAGTTGTTCCAGATGTTCAGAGTCGTTCAATTAGATTTCCTCGCTAACTAAAGAGCGAAGTTACAGCTATTGTGTTGACCAAGGCAACCACGAAACTTGGTAGGTCGAACGGCCACCGATTGAGGCATAATCGCACCTCTTCAACCTAATCAAGATAAACCGATGCCAAACACTTTGAAAACTTTGGCCTGCTTACCGATGCTTTGGGCCACATTAGCCAGTGCAACTTCACCGTGTACAGGTGACGGGTGCATCGACGAAGCATCGGCGTCCTTTGTTGCACCATTTGATTTTATGAAAGCCAAGTGCTCTTCGGTGAATCCTGGTATGCGGGAGCGGTACTCTGCGGTGGCCGCCCATTTCCTACCAGATTCGGATGCAGATTTCCTCAAAAAACTGCGGGCTTCGGAGTCCTACGCTCGCGTGTTCGCCGAGATAGAGTCGAAGGCAAACTCCTTAAATTCATATGAACTTGGCAACGCTTGTGATGAGTTTTCGAAAGAAATTAAGGCCCAATCCGTACGGACGCGCTGACGGTTATCAGCCGGGCAAGGCAATTTCCTACCGAAACTCAGATCCTTGTTGGCGCAGCGCTTTCGACCTAGGGATTCGCACTTTGCAGGCAGTCAGCTCGGTTGAATTTGTACTCATCCAAGTGGCTTTGGATCGCGCCGGGAATTGGCTCAATACCTCCTTGGCGAATGGCAGTTACTTGGGCCTGCCACCAGCTATTAGCAAAGATAGCCGCCGAGGTGCATTTGCCCAGCGGTTGAAACACGGAGCGACCGAATTGCGTGTAGCCACTTTCAAGCAGTGATTTGAATAGTTTGCTGTGAGCGTTCAGCTCACGGAGTTGGCCGGCCTTGAGTACCTGCGTACCCTCGGCCATCGCACTGTCCAGTTGCAACAGATATTGGGTTGCACTGCTCAGTGCCTGTGCACTGGGGCCGTTATATCGTGCTGTGGGCGATTGTGTTTCAGATGCGACGCTTGGTAAGGGGGCGCTTGGTTCGGGTTTGTTCGGCAGGAATGCGTATGCCATAAGGCTTGCGATGATGAACCAGCCGACGAACAATGCGATTTTTTCGGCGCGGGGCCGATCCTTCCAAGGTGTGGTGTATTTTTTCTCGGTCATTAAAACCTCCTTTTAACGTGTCTTTGGTCGTCCCTGACCGTTAAAGCTGGCAGATACAGCGCGGTCTGCCGGTCTTATTTGTGTGATGCCATGATGGCGAATGCAAAGAAACCGAAAACACCTGTGGTGCCTAACGCCCAAGGTTTTAACGTCTCAGGCAGAAAGTCCCTGACAAGAAAACTCAGCACAGCGATGCCCACGCAGCCGCCAAAGACTTTTAGCATTTGTAGGTTGTTTCGCTCTTGGCGTGCCCGTTCTTTTTCCTGCGCCGTGACTTCGTCGTGGTGATGCAGGTTGTAGTCACAGTGCATGCACAGTTGCGTGTAGCGCCAGGTGCAGCGGTGACATTGCGGGCATTCTCGGGCGCGGTCACTGCCCGCTGGCGGGGGCTCTTTGGCAGTCTTTATGTCAAAGGTCTGGTGGCCGAGGTTGATGTGCCCTCGGTTGCCTTTGATTTTGATGGTGAGTTCGTGATCTTTTCCATCCCTGGGGAGGTTTTCAATTTCCTCAGAAAGCCTGGCTGACAGATTTTTTACCAGGGCTTCGTCCTCGCTTCGCATACAGCTCCTTTGCTATTTCAGCGATTTACTACCAACTTCAATATTCGCTCAACGCGTGGTTGATCAAATCCTTGATCATCACCCAGCGCGTTGTAGACCTCTGTGGCCACTTCGGCCAGTTTCTTTGCCGGCCAGCGCCGACCGGCTTGTTTGGCGGCCGCTTCTAGCATTTCGATGATTCGGACGAGCTTCTCGCTGTCGATAGGTGCCCATGCGGGGGCGGTCGGCGTGTCGGCGATTTTCTGCCCGATGATGAAACCCAGGTCGGCACCGGCTGCGGTGATGGCGGCCAAGTAGTTGGCGTCGGGCACACGTTCGCCTGCTTCGTAGAGCACCTGCGTTTTTTTTGTCACACCGGCCAGTGCCGCGAAGTCGGTCTGGTTGAGGCCAAGTCGCGTCCGCTCTGCGCGCAGTCGCTCACAAAAAGAAACCATTCGGTTGCCAAAATCTCTTTAAAAGGGAACCGATTGGTTCCATTATCAATTCACACCGTTCGACCACGAACGGCAACTTAATCGGCACCCCAGCGGCGCCAGCAGCCCCCCGGAGTGAACCTATGGAGCTACGTACTGCAGAGCAGGCCCGAGCTGAGCTCAAGGCCAAAGGTGTTTCGATTACCCAATGGGCAATCGCCAATCGTTTTTCACCCAACCTGGTGTTCGAGGTGTTGGGTGGACGCAAAAAATGTGTAAGGGGTCAGGCCCACGCGATTGCGGTCAAGCTAGGTCTTAAGGCCGGAGAGATTTGTACGGATCCTGCGACGGCCCTTGAGCTCAACTGTTTTGTGGCGTGAGGCTCGTGATGAAAAATCATATCGGCTATTTGGAATCTACCGCTTTAAAACCTGCGCCGCGTGGGGGCGCAGAGCAAAAAAAGATATTTCCTACAGAAAACCCACGAATCCACACCTTTTTAGTTGTTTCCAGTTTTTGCCTGAGCCTATCACCACTCAATGCCACAGGTATTGAGGGCGCCAATTTACCTGAAATGTTTGAACCGGAGGCGAGGTTATGAAGGGCTCGGTCTCGGCTGCTGCTCGGGTTTTACGGGCGCTGAAGGCATTAAAGGGGCACACGGTCACGGGGCTGAGTAATGCGGAGTTGGCACAGCTGACGCAAGACAGCCCCAGCAATATCACGCGGGCCATGCAAACGCTGATTGATGAAGGCTTGGCGGTGAAATTGGACAACGGCCGCTTTGCTCATTCGGTGGGGGTGTTGCAGATCGCGCAGGCACATGCCGAGCACATGGCGCGTTTGACGGGACGTATGCAGGAAATCAATCAGCGGATTGCCGCTGGGTCGATCGTTTAAGGAGGGGGTTATGGCACGGAGCAAGAGCATACCCATGGAGCCACTGGCGTTGCCTGTTTTGGATGGGGTGAGGTTGACGGCTGATCAGAATGCGATGGCTGCGCTTCATGCTTCGCATGGTGAAGAGCGTGATGCGGTGAATCAGTTGTTGGGGCAAGCGCAGATGGCCGGTGTGTTTGAGGCGTTTTCCCGCACGGTGCGGACATCGAAGTTGGCGTTTGTGAAGGAAAACAAGCTCTATCGAGGGTTGGCCGGGCGTAAGAGTCCGCACGGTGCGGCGGTGTTGAGCGGTACGTGGGATGAATTTTGTGGGTTGCTGGGGCGTTCAGTTGATCAGGTGGATCGGGACATCGCCAACCTGCGGGCCTTCGGTGAGGAGGCGCTGGATTCGATGTCGCGTATGGGGATTGGGTATCGCGAGCTGCGCCAGTATCGGCGTTTGCCGCAGGACCAACAGGCGGCGCTGATTGAGGTGGCTAAAGCCGGTGATAAGGAGGCGTTTGTCGACTTGGCTGAGGAGTTGATTGCTCAGCACACCCAGGAGAAGGAGGCGTTAGGCCGTCGCCTTGATGAGTCGAGGGCCGATTACACCGCGCAAAGTGAGGTGATGGCGAAGAAGACCGTTGAGTTGGATAAGGCTCGGCGGGAGTTAGAAGTATCACGCAAGCGGATTCAGGTGATGCCTGCCGATGAGGCGGCGAAGGCTTTGCGCGGGGAAGTGGCGGCGATCGCTTATGAGACGGAGGCCAATGTACTGGGGCCGCTGCGCGAGGGGTTTGCGAAGCTTAAGGCGTTGGCGGTCGGTGGCGAGGATCACCGTGCTTTCAAGGCCGGGTTGATTCGGCAGTTGGAGATTACGCTGGGTGCGGTTCGCAGTGAGTTCAACTTGCCTGACCAGGCGGATGCCGTGGTTTGGATGACGCCTGCGGAGGCTTGATATGAACCCAGTACACATTGAGCAGTTGATGGAGATAGCACGGCGCGCGGATGCGGCGGTGCATGGTGAGCGAACGACGATTTACCAGGCTGGGGCGCGGGCGCTGGGGGTGTCTGCTTCTACGCTGCAACGCCAGTTGAAGTCGGTGCGCTTGGCTAAGCCGCGTAAGCGGCGTAGTGATGCGGGTTGCAGTGCTTTGCCGCTTGAGGAAGCGCGGTTGATTTCGGCGGTGTTGTTGGAGTCGATCCGGGCTAACAACAAGCAGTTGTCGACGCTTGAGCGGGCCGTCGAGCGGTTGCGCAGTAATAACCTGGTGGTGGCAGGTCGGGTGGATGAGGAAACGGGCGAGTTTCGCCCTTTGAGCCGCAGTGCGATCAGCAGGGCATTGCGCGCTTATAAGTTGCACCCCGAGCAGCTGTTGCAAGATGCCCCAGCGGTGTCGTTGGCGAGTCGGCATCCCAATCATGTTTGGCAGATTGATGCCTCGATTTCGACGCAGTTTTATCTGGCCGATGACGGGGCTCGGGTGATGACCAAGGCCGAGTTTTATGACGGCAAGCCGGCGAATCTGAAGAAGATTGAGCGCCAGCGACTGTGGCGGTATGTAATTACCGATCATGCGAGCGGCACGCTGTATGTGGAGTATGTGCTGGGCGCCGAGTCTGCGGAGAATCTGTGCGCGGTGCTGATTAATGCCATGCAGAAGCGCAGTGAGTCGGACCCTTTTCATGGGGTGCCTTGGGTGCTGATGACGGACCCTGGGGCGGCGATGACCAGTGGCATTTTTCGCAATCTTTGCCGTGTGCTGTCGATTGATCTGGTTGTTAATCGGGTCGGGAATGCGCGGGCCAAGGGTCAGGTTGAGCAGGCGCACAACATTGTCGAGCGTGAGTTTGAAAGTGCGCTGAAGTTTCAGGCGGCCAGCAGTCTGGAGCAGATCAATGCCTGGGCCGAACAGTGGATGCGGTATTTCAATGCGACGTCGATTCATACCCGGACGCGGCGTACCCGGTATGGCGTTTGGCAGTTGATTAAGCAGGAGCAGTTGCGGCTGGCGCCCAGCGTTGCGGTGTGTCGTGAGTTGGCGGTGAGTACGCCGGAAAACCGCAAGGTGAGTAATTTGCTGCGGGTTTCGTTCCGGGGCTCGCAGTTTGATGTGAGTTCGGTGCCGGATGTGATGGTGGGTGAGCAGTTGCTGATCACGCGCAATTGTTGGCGGGACAAGGATTCGGCGATTGCGGTGCGGATGGGCGACGACGGGCGTGAGCGATATCACGTGATTGAGCGCGTTGGAGTGAATGCGTTTGGGTTTAGTGAGACCGCGGCGATTATCGGTGATGCGTATAAGCGCCACGCTGAAACGCCCGCCCAGGTGTCGCGCAAGGTGTTGGAGCAGATCGCGACCGGCACGAGTAATCAGGCCGACGCGCAGGCGGCCCGTAAGGCGAAGGCCGTGCCGTTCGGTGGGCTGATTGATCCGCATAAGCATGTAAATGAGACGGTGCTGCCGGCTTATCTGCCGCGCCGCGGTACGAGCCTGAATGTTAATGGTCCCTCTGTTGAGGTTGCCCCGCTGAGTCATGTCGAGGCGGCGAAGTTGCTGCGTCCGCGACTGGGCAATCTTTGGTCGCCTGAGACGTTTGGCTGGTTGCAGCGGAGTTTTCCAGACGGGGTTCCCCAAGAGCAAATTGAATCGGTTGAGGCTGAGTTGAAACGGCCTGTCGAGGTCATGCGCCATACGATTGGAGGTGAGTGATGTTAAAGCTGAAAAGGATTTTGCAGGAGATGGGACGGCCCCAGGCGGCGTTGGCTCAGTCGCTGAGTTTGAGCAGCGCAACGGTTGCGCAGTTGCTGAATCACGGTCTTTGGCCGCGCAGTCTGGATGGGGATGTCTTGCGCGGGCGCATTCGCGGGTTCTTGACGGAGTCTGGTGCTAATGACGCCGCTATTGCTGATGCTTTTGATGAAGTGGACCCGCCGTGCGCCAACACGGCAGGTCCGGCCCTAGTGAAAGAGCCGTCCGGGGAGGACGAACTGATGTTACTGCCTAAACAAACGCTACAGCCAGCGACTCGGAAGGCGTTTGGTTTATTTCGTGATCCGTTTGATGAGTTGCAGTGTGCCCAGGATATGTGGGTCAGCCCGGATATTCGCTATGTGCGTGAGGCGATGTATCAGACGGCGCGGCACGGTGGGTTTCTGGCCGTTGAGGGGGAATCGGGGGCCGGGAAAAGTACGCTTCGCCGCGATCTGGTGAATCGTATTGCCGAGAATAATGACCCGGTGATGATCATTGAACCGTATGTGCTGGCGTCCGAGGATAACGACGTTAAGGGCAAGTCGCTGAAGAGTACGCACATTGCCGAGGCGATGATGGCGGCTGTGGCGCCATTGGCTAGGCTTAAGAGCAGTCCTGAAGCACGCTTCGCTCAGTTGCATAAGGCGTTGAAGGAGTCGCATGCCGCGGGGTATTGCCATTGTCTGGTGATTGAGGAGGCCCACAGTTTGCCGGTGCCGACGTTGAAGCATCTCAAGCGGATTCTGGAGCTGGAGGTTGGGTTTACCAAGTTGGTGAGTGTCATCATGATCGGTCAGCCGGAGCTGGGGGTGAAGCTGAGCGAGCGTAATGCGGATGTGCGTGAGGTGGTACAGCGTTGTGAGCGGGTCACGTTGACGCCGGTTGAGCATTCACGTCTGGAGGAGTTTTTGACGTTTCGCTTTGATCGGGTGGGCAAGGTGCTTGGGGACGTCATCGATCAGGGCGCTATTGAGGCGATTGCGGTGCGATTGTCTCAGCCGACTCGCCATGGCGGGCGGGATGGGACTGTTTCGCTGCTTTATCCCTTGGCGATTGGCAATCTGATGATTGCGGCGATGAATCTGGCTGCTCAGTTGGGTGTGCCGAAGGTGACTGCCGATGTCGTTAAGGGGGTTTGAGATGGGTGCTCTGAGCTTGATGGAGGCTGCGTCGCCGGTTCCGCCCTTGAGTATTTTGACTGAGGCGTTTCTGGCGCAGTTGTCGGCGTTCAATGCGTTGACTCGTGAGATTCGTGATGCCGGGATCGCGATCAGGCTTTTGGTGTTTTTGGATAATAAGATCTTTATCGAGTTGGACGGCGTTGAGTTGTTCATGCGGTGGTTTGGGGCTCAGTTGCAGGGGGTTCGCTATTCGCCTGAGGGGCCGATGACGTGTAACACGGTGACGGTTCGGGGTGTCGATGTGGCTTGGTTTACGTCGGCGAAGGAACAGGATCAATGAATCTGGCCCTTGGTGCTGCGGTGAAGGCCGTATGAGTGACTTCCGAAGCAAGGGGCCGGAACTGCTGGTGGATCTGACTGAGCACGTGGCGGGCGCGCTGCGTGAGTTGGTGTCGATGGATGATGAGGCGGCCCGCCATGTGGCAAATGCGGTCACCGATCGTATGGCGGCGCATTGGGGTGGGCAGAATGTCTATTTCCCAATGGGGCTGGCGGGCAAGCTGAGTCAGCGAGATCGGCAGATCTACGAGGAATTCAACGGCACGAATCAAAGCGACCTAGCCCGTAAGTGGGGGGTGTCGCTCCAGTGGATCTATAAGATCGTTAAGACGGTGCGAAAGGATGAAATCGCCCGCCGCCAAGCCGATATGTTCGCCCCGCCGGTCGATGACTGA